ACTGCTACCACAGTTGCGGGTCTTACAAGTCTGACCTCGACAACGTTAGTTGCCAGTACGACGCTTAATATTGGCGCTGCGGGTGCTGCAAATAGCATTCAGATTGACAGCACCGGAATCATCTTTGAAGGCTCTGGTGCTGATGCCAACGAAACAACATTTACGGCTGCAAATCCATCGGCAGACCGGACAATCACTCTGCCAGATCTTACTGGTACCGTTGCTCTTCTTAACTCTTTAAGTGTTACAGAGTCTGGCACCGGGTTTGGCAGCCTGTCTTATGACAACTCAACGGGTGTCTTTACGTTCACCAAGGTTACAGCTACGGATATCCGTGGACAAATCTCAGTAACTGATAATGGTGGTGACGGAGCCCTTAGCTACGACAACAGCACTGGGGTTATTAGCTACACCGGTCCTAGCGCCTCAGAAGTCCGTGCTCACTTCTCGGTTGCTACCGGTTCTGGGCTCACCTACAACAGTGGTACGGGTGAGTTTGGCACCAGCGCAATCCCTAACAGCCAACTGGCAAATAGCTCGATCACAGTTGGTTCTACTGGTATTGCTCTTGGCAGCAGCGCCACAACCATTACAGGCTTAACGTCTGTCACGTCGAATGCCGTTGTTACAAACGATAGCGGTTTCCGGGTCCGTAATACAGCAGACAATACAAAGCTTCTGGCGTTTGATGTCTCTGGTGTTACTACCTCGACGACTCGTACCTTAACGATTCCAGATTCCAGTGGCACCATTGCCCTGCTGGGAGTTGCCAATGCCTTTACGGGTGCCAATACTTTTACGAATACAACAGGTCAGACGTTCCGTCAAGCCGCAACACAGGATGGATTCATCATCCAGGGTCGCGGCGGTGGTACAAGTAACTTTGCTGTTACCTTTTCAACAGCTACGTTAACTGCCAATCGCACCCATACATTCCCAGATCTTGATGGTAATGTCCTACTAGATACGTCACCGTTACCAGCTACCTTCTTGGATACTAATTTCAGGGTCCAAGATAATGGTGATAACACCAAGCAGCTGGCCTTTGAATGCTCTGGCATTTCAACCAGCACGACGAGGACGCTGACTGTGCCAAATGAAAACGGTACAATTGCAACTCAAGATTTTACTACCGCACTTGCAATTGCATTAGGATAAGAATATGGCAACTCAAGTACAGTTCCGGCGTGGTACATCAGGTGAAACGGCTGCCTTTACCGGTGCAAATGGTGAAGTTACGGTCGATACCGTAAAACACACTTGTGTTGTTCATGATGCGACGCAAGCCGGTGGCTATCCACTACTGCGAGAGGATGGAAGCAATTCCAGCCTTGCTCCAGGTTCGTTATCTAGTTGTGCTCTTAAGTTTGCAAACAGTGCCAACACTGGAATCATCAGTCCTTCTGTAAACCAGATTGCCTTGGTAACCGGTGGTGTTGCTAGACTTACAATAGATACATCTGGTGCAGTAACCATCCCAGGCAATGTTTCGATTACCGGTAATCTGACCGTATCTGGTACCTTCGATTCAACATCCCAACTGGCGCTTATCCTTGCTTTAGGCTGATATGGCAAACACATTCAAGGTAGATACCAACGCTGATCTGACCACTAACGCGATTACAGACGCAGCTGCGGTTATTACTACTGCTGGTGCTTCTGCTACGGTCATCCTCCTCAGTGTTCTGGTTTCAAACAAATCTGGTACTAGCGCCAGTGTTGATGTGCAACTGGATCCAAACTCCGGTGACGATGTGTTCCTGATTCGGAATGCTCCGATCCCCGCTGGTTCTTCCTTGGAGCTGATCAGTGGAAGCAAAATTATTATGGAATCGAGTGATATTTTGCGAGCAAGAGCTGATACAGCAAGTGCCTTAGATATTGCAGTTAGCTATCTCGAACAGACTTGATAGGAGGTAGGAATAATGGCACTTACTGATATTGATGCTGGACGGTTAGCTGATAACGTTTTTAACGTTACAGGTGCGAATAAAAACCGCATTATCAACGGTGATATGCGGATTGACCAGCGCAATGCTGGGGCGGCAATTACTTCCAACAGCGGTTTTCCTGTTGACCGTTGGATTACCTACTACGCAGGTGGCGGTGTTTATTCTGGGCAACGCAGCACAACTGCCCCAGCCGGTTTTGTGAATTCTTTGCTTTTAACGGTAACCACAGCAGATTCTTCGATTGCCGCTACAGATAATTACTTAATTCGCCATAACGTTGAAGGTTTTAATGTTGACGATTTGGCGTGGGGAACGGCTAGCGCGAAAACGGTTACTCTTTCTTTTTGGGTCCGAAGTTCAGTTACGGGAACGTATGGCGGTTCCTTAACCAATCATGCCGAAAATCGCTCCTATCCGTTCAGTTATACAATTAGTGCGGCAGACACATTTGAGTACAAAACAATCACAATACCGGGCGAGACAACCGGCACTTGGCTGACCAATAACAGTCGAGGTGTAGCAGTTCATTTTGCTTTAGGAATGGGATCTACCTACTCGGGAACTGCCGGAGCTTGGGCATCAGCGTTATACTGGTCCTCTACAGGCGCAACCAACTGGATCGCCACCAACGGCGCTACGTTCTACATCACCGGCGTCCAACTAGAAGTCGGATCCGTCGCCACACCGTTTGAACACCGGAGCTACGACGATGAGCTGGCGAGGTGTCAGAGGTATTGTCAAAGATTTACAAAAATTCATGCTTCAGGAACTGTTGCAAATAGCACAGAAACTTGGCATCCTTATACATTTCCCGTTGCATTTAGAGCATCCCCAACCTTGACAGTTAATGCTCTTGGTAATGTTGTTAAAGAGGGTACTAACTGGTATCCCAATACTGCTATAAGTCTTAATGATGAAAGCCAATTCAATACAGTTATCAAATGCACTCAAAGCAATAATAATATGGTGGCCACCAATTCCACCCGTTTAGGTCAGGGGTGCGATCTTACATTTAGTGCGGAGTTTTAAAAATGAACTATAAACTTTTACCTGATTACCTAGGTCAACCTGCCAATGTTGTTTTAAAAATTGGCGAAACAACATATCCAATGTCTATCTCCTGCGACCCCGCCAATACCGACTACCAGGAGTACCTCGCTTGGCTAGCAGAGGGCAACGAACCGATCCCTGCCGACAACTCCGTCACCTGGGACACCATCCGTGAGAAGCGTGACCAGTTGATCAGAGAGTCCGACTGGACAATGATTCCTGGAGCCACCGTCGATCAAGCTGCCTGGGCTGCATACCGCCAGGTTCTGCGTGATCTTCCTCAAACCTTCGCAGCTAAAGGCCCTGAATCCGTAATCTGGCCGAGCGCACCCTCTACCTCTGGTCCTAATACAACAGACGTAGAATAGTAATCACAGGAGAATAGAGACCATGGGTTATCTTGGTTTAACGCCAACTACTGCTCAGCAGACCTACTTAAATGTTGATGATATCAGTGGATCCTTTAATGGTTCAACGACATCATTCGCTCTGCTTGTCGGTGGCGTCGCTCCTTCTCCTTTCCCAGTAACAAACTCCTGTTTAATTTCAGTCGGTGGTGTTGTTCAACGCCCTGATGACAGCGGTACTGAAGGTTTCCGTATTAGCGGTGGCAATATTATCTTTAGCTCTGCTCCAGGTACTGGAGAAGATTTCTTCGGTGTTGTTTTAGCTGGTGCAGATTATTTAAACGTTGGTGCTAATTTCCCGGACGGTACAGTTGGTGTTCCGTCTATTACTTTCCAGGCAGATACTGACACTGGCATCTATCGTGGCGGTTCAGGTATTGTCTCGGTTGCGTCTAATGGTGTAGCTGCAGGTAGTTTTAGTTCAACTGGTTTTTCTGCTGTTGCAGGTACAGTCGGTGCGCCTGCTATCTCTACGATTACTGATACCAATACTGGAATTTATTTTCCTGCTGCTGATAATATCGGTTTTGTTGAAGGTGGTGTTGAAGCACTGCGTATTGATAGCTCGGGCAGAGTAGGGATTGGCACTAGTGCGAACATCGGCGCACCACTTCACATTACGGAAAACTCGTCAACATCTACTGCAATTAGGCTCAGCAATAATGCGAATGCAGCAGGCACTTATTCGCAGATTTACTTTTCCTATTCGCCTACTGATACATCCTACGGTGCAGCCATTCGCTTCAGTTACCCATCAACAAGCGATCCTGGTGG